ACTGCACAAGGTGGAACAAACTTCTATGCAAACGTAGTAAACACAGGTTCTTCTTTCGTAAGATGGATGGATCACGACAGTTCACTATCTGATGCTGGAACAGACATTGCTTCTGGTGCAACTTACACCTCTTCTAGTGGTGATGCTGGTATTATCACTTCAACACTTTCTGGTGGTGTAGACGCTAACCCAACAATCGGTGAATTGAACACTGCATATCAGTTGTTTGCTGATGTTGATACAGTTGATGTAAACCTCGTGATGGCTGGTACTTGTCCAGCTGGAACAGATGGTATTACACACGCAACCATGATTATCGACCTCTGTGAGGCTCGTAAAGATTGTGTTGGTTTCATCTCTCCTCGTAGAGCAGATGTTGTTGGTATCACAAGTTCAATCACTCAAACTACAAATGTCGAAGCATTCTTTGACAACCTTGCATCTTCTTCATATGCAGTATTCGATAGTGGATACAAGTATATGTACGACAGATACAATGATGTTTACAGATATGTACCATTGAATGGTGACATTGCTGGTTTGTGTGCAAACACTGACCAAGTCGCTGACGCATGGTTCTCCCCTGCTGGTTACAACAGAGGACAAATCCGTGGTGCAGTAAGACTTGCATACAACCCTAACAAGGCACAAAGGGATATTCTTTATCCTGCTCGTATTAACCCTGTTATTACACAGTCAGGCCAAGGAACATTCTTGTTTGGTGACAAGACTGCTCTTTCTAGACCTTCTGCGTTTGATAGAATTAACGTGCGTAGATTGTTCCTCGTTCTTGAAAAGGCAATTGCAACTGCATCGAAATTCCAACTCTTTGAGTTCAACGATACATTTACAAGAGCACAATTCTTGAACTTGGTAGAACCATTCCTTAGAGATGTGCAAGGACGTAGAGGTATTACAGACTTTAAGGTGGTTTGTGATGAAACAAATAACACAGGTGAAGTCATTGACAGAAATGAATTCATTGGTGATATTTACATCAAGCCTGCTCGTTCAATCAACTTTATTACACTAAACTTCATCGCCGTAAGAACTGGCGTTGCATTTAGTGAAGTGGGAGGTTAATCATGTCAACACCAAATATTAATGATTTTAGAGCTAGAATGACTGGTGGGGGCGCTCGTGCTAACCAATTTACAGTTATTCTGAATACGCCTGCAATCGGGGCTGCCGGAATTGAAAGTTCGGAAGCAACATCATTTTTGGTTAAGGCAGCATCGTTGCCTGGCCAGACAATCACAGAAGTTCCTGTCAACTTTAGAGGACGTATTCTCTATCTTGCTGGTGACAGAGAATTTGAAACATGGACAACAACTATCATCAATGACACAGATTTCAGAATTCGTAATGGACTTGAGTCATGGATGAGTGGTATTAACGACTTGGAAACAAGTGTTGGTGCTGCCAATGTTTCTCAATATACTGCTGATCTTAGAGTTCAACAATTGGATAGAGATAATGTTATTCTTAAAGAATACATTCTAACCAACTGTTGGCCAACAGTGATTGCACCAATTGAGTTGTCTTATGATACAGTAAGTGAAGTTGAAACCTTTGATGTGACATGGAGATACACATCATTCTCAGCAAGTGGTGTATAATCCTGCTTTATAATCTTACTAAATAGTAAGGTAAAATTAGGAGAACTATAGTATGGCTGAACTTTTTGGTTTCAGAATCACAAGAGCGAATCAGAGTGGGAGTAGTGATGGATTCACTGCTCCCTCATCTGACGATGGCACCCTTGATGTTGTATCAGGCGGTGGCCATTATGCTTCCATTCTTGATATGGATGGTCGTGATCGGAATGAACTTGACTTAATTAGAAGATATCGTGATATTGCACAACAACCAGAGTGTGATAGTGCTATTGAAGATATCGCAAACGAAGCGATTGTCTCTGATGAAAGAGGACAATCCGTATCTATTTCCCTCGACAGGTTANANCTTTCNNNAAANATNAAATCNAAAATNAGAGATGAATTTAATGAAGTTTTGCATTTGCTAGACTTTAATGCAAAAGGCCATGATATCTTTAGACGTTGGTATGTCGATGGAAGAATATACTATCATAAAATTATTGATAGAAATTCCCCTCGTAAGGGAATTAAAGAATTACGTTATATCGACCCTCGTAAAATTAAGAAGGTCAGAGAACAACGAAAAGAAATGGACAAGAAAACTGGTGCCGAGATGGTAAAAGGCATTGAGGATTTCTATCTGTATAATGATAAGGGTTGGGAACAGAACGTAGGAACATCTTCTGGTATTCGTATTACTGCCGACTCTATTACATATTGCCCTTCTGGACTTGTAGATATGCACAAAGGAACTGTCCTTTCATATCTGCACAAAGCAATCAAACCTGTCAATCAGTTACGCATGATTGAGGATGCGTTGGTTATCTATCGTATTTCTCGTGCGCCTGAAAGACGTATTTTCTACATTGATGTTGGTAACTTGCCGAAAGTAAAGGCAGAGGCTTATCTGAAAGATGTGATGAATCGTTATCGTAACAAGTTGGTGTATGACGCACGAACTGGTGAAATTCGTGACGATAGAAATCATATGTCAATGTTGGAAGATTTCTGGTTGCCTCGTAGAGAAGGTGGTAGAGGTACAGAAATCACAACCTTGCCTGGCGGCTCAAACCTCGGCGAGATTGATGATATCAAATACTTCCAGACAAAACTTTACCGTTCATTGAACGTACCAATCTCAAGACTTGAGGCAGAGAACTCATTCTCTATTGGACGTTCTGATAACATTACTCGTGACGAATTAAAGTTTACAAAGTTCGTACAGAAACTTCGTAAGAAATTCACTATAATGTTTATGGATGTTCTTCGCACACAACTCATTCTAAAGGGTGTGATTGCAGAAGATGAATGGCCTATGATTAAAGAACACTTGCAGTTTGACTTTATGCAAGATGGCCACTTTACAGAATTAAAGAATGCAGAACTTCTTCAAAATCGTTTGGATATGTTAGGACAGATTGAAAGTTATGTGGGAACATACTTCTCTAAAGAATATGTGAGAAAGAATGTTCTAAGAATGTCTGATGAAGAGATTGAAGAAATTGAAAATCAAATTAAAGATGAATCTGGTGGCGAACTCGACCCTATGGGTCAAGATGATGGTATGTTCGCACAGAACAATCCAGAAAAGGAGATAAATGATGGATACAGTAAGAGACTTTGTAAACTCAATTGGTGACGGTGATAACCTTTCAGCAGAAACACACTTTAATGCTGCTCTTGCATCAAAAGTTGGTGATGCATTAGAAACAAAAAGACAGGAAGTTGCAAAAACATTTGTAACTCATCATATTCCAGAGGTAGAAGAAGATAGTGAGTAAAACCGTTTCTCAGCTTCGACAGGAGTTACCAGAAAAGGATGAGCATAAAACATCTAAGGAGTATAAAAAGTTATCTCCTAAGATGAAGAATGCTGTTGACGCTATTTTTAAGGAAATGGAAAGTAAACCTTCAGATTTCCTAAATACTTTTGACAAAACTATTACTTTAGTCTCAAAAAAGTTCAAAGTTCCTCCAAAGGCACTTATGGATTACTTTGAGGCAGAAGTATTATCAATTTAGGAAAAGTAAAATGCAAGTAAAAGGAACAGCAACCGACCTCGCAACTGGAACTACAGGGTTTGTAGGTGATGCGGCGGTATGGGTATTTAACACTGGTTCTGCACAAGTAGTAACGGTTCGTAATGCGGCAGACGATGCAGACGTTGGTACAATTTATGTTGGTGCCGGTGCTGGTATTGTAATTCACATGAACGCTGGAGAGGGGCTTCGTGGTGCATCTACCTTAAAAGGTACAGCAATCACGAATGCTGGGTACTAATATGAAACTTATCGCAGAACAAATACAAGAAGTAGAATACATCGTTGAAGAAAAAGACGGTGGTGGAAAAGATATGAAGATTCGTGGAATCTTCATGCAGGCAGACATGAAAAACCGTAATGGTCGTGTCTACCCTATGGGCGTACTTACTAAAGAAGTCGCTCGTTATAATAAAGAATTTGTTGCTGAAGGTCGTGCGTTTGGGGAACTGGGTCATCCAGAAGGCCCTACTGTCAATCTTGACAGGGTATCGCACATGATTACTAAACTGGAAGCGGATGGAAAGAACTTTATTGGTGAGGCGAAACTGCTCTCAACTCCAATGGGGGAAATTGCGAAAGCACTAATCAAAGATGGTGGTAAACTTGGTGTCTCTTCAAGAGGTATGGGTTCACTGGAATCTAAGGGCGGTGCTAACTATGTGAAAGATGATTTTTATCTTGCCACTGCGGCAGATATTGTTGCAGACCCTTCTGCACCTCAAGCCTTCGTTGAAGGTATCATGGAAGGTAAAGAATGGATTTGGGATAATGGACTACTTAAAGAGGTAGAGATTCAAAACATCAAAGACGAAATCAATGAAGGGGTAAGACAAAGAAACAGTAAAGTTTCCGCACTTGCCTTTGCAAAGTTTTTGTCAAAACTTTAATCATTATAAATATGTTAAGATAACAAACCAAGGAGAAAATCCCAATGTCAGATCTAGACAAGACAATTGAGGAACTGGAAGCAGAGGTTGCTGCGGAGCTTGAAGAAGCTGCACAGGACGCCCCAACAAAGGGTGCTGCTAAAGGTGAATCAATGGATAAAGTTGAAGGGGAAGTTCAAGACCTAGGCAAAGCTGTTGTTGACCCAGAAGAGAAGAAAGGCCCAGACGCTGCAAAAGCAACAAGTCAGGCCAAAGATGCTCAGACTAAGGGTGCAAAAGACGCCGGTGGTGCTGATGAACCAAC